ACGGCTCTAAGATGGGCGAATTCCTTGCGGGGCCTAAGTTCGGCACATGAGAATAGAAGATGGTATTGCTTACGCTGTCGGCATCGTAAAAGGCGAGATCGACGCTTGTCGGAATGTTCGCCTAGCCTGCCAGCGGTTCTTAAATCACATAGAAAACAAAGAGTGGGAATGGGTCTTTGATCCTAGCCCGGTTAATCACTTTCTACAGTTCGCAGGTCTATGCAGGCATGTAAAGGGACAGTGGGCGGGATACTCTGTAAGCCTTGAGCCTTTCCAGATCCTTATTGCTTGCGCGATCTACGGCTTCAGGCACAAGAAAGACCGACGTAAACGAATGGTGCAGGATGTCATTGTTTACATCCCTAGAAAGGCTGGTAAATCGACGCTGACGGCTCTTATCGCTCTTTATGAACTAGCCTTCGGGGAAGCTGGCGCAGAGGTCTACACGCTCGCTACGAACCGCGATCAAGCGTCAATCGTGTTTACTACGGCTAAGGGCTTCGTCGAAACGTTGCCGCAGGAGATCTCGAGGCTCTTTATTCTCGGCAAGTTCACGATTGTGAAAAACGGCGACAGCCAGAGCATGATGAAAGCTCTCTCCAGAGACACTAAAAAGACCGGAGACGGGCTCAACCCTTCGTGCGCGATCATTGACGAGGCGAGTCAGATCGTAGACAGGAATGCGATTGAGGTCTTGCATTCAGGGATGGTATCTCGACTCAATCCTCTTAGGCTATACATAACGACTGCTTCTTTCACCCGCGATACAAAGTTCTTCGAGGACTTTCAGGTGATGGAGCACATCCTTCATCAGGATGTTCCAGACAATCCTCGATGGTTTGGGCTTCTTTACTCTCTCGATGCTGGTGATGATTGGAGAGACGAAAAGGTATGGGCTAAGGCTAACCCGATGCACAATATCTCGGTTTCGCACGATGCAATCGTTGCTCGATGCGAAGAAGCGAAGATTAAGCCCGCTGCGCTCAACGAGTTTCTCTGTAAAACGCTTAACGTTTATGTATCTGCCGAAACCGCGTGGGTTGATAGGACACATTGGGATGAATCCGTAGGGCTGACAGAAAGAGAACCCGAAGCAGTATTTATCGGTTTTGACCTAGCAGCAACACGAGATCTAAACGCTGTCTGCACATTAAAACGATTTGCTGAGGACGATTACGAAGCCGAATGGAAGTTCTTTCTCCCCGAAGATGGCTTTGAATTACTACCTACTCATTATCAAGACATCTTTAGACAAGCAATCAATTCGGGGATCTTGCACATCACCGAAGGTAACGTGATGGACGATAGAGAGATTTCGGCGTATATTATTGGGCAAAGCCAGAAATACGACATAAAAGAAGTAGGCTACGACGCATATAATGCTGCTGCTTTAGTAGCAAGACTGTACGAAGTCGGAATGCCAGTTAAGAAAGTCGGTCAAGGAATGGCGGTGCTTTCTAACCCGTCTAAGCATGTCGAGCGACTTATTCTAAGCCACAAGATCAGACACGACGGAAACCCATTCTTAGGACATCAACTGGGCAATTGCGAAGTGTTTACAGACGTTCAAGGCAATATCAAAGTTAAAAAGGCCGGTGTGGATCGTCACGCTAAGGTTGACGGGATTATTGCCTTGATTATTGCGATGCACTGTAGTCTGGACAACCCGATGCCGTCTGAATCGTACGGATTCAGAGTCTTTTAGGGGTAAAAATGGGCTTATTCGACGTATTCAAGCGTAAAACAGACAAAAAAGAGTCGAATTCGCTCTTTGGTAACACTGTTTTAGGCAACAACGTCATGCTCCGTGGTAAGGGGCAGGGCTACGGTTCTAATCAGCTTTTATACGTTACGACCTCTGCTGTTAACGAGGCAGGTCGGACTGTCGACATCACGACACTTGCTAGAAACTCGACTGTGATGGCTTGCGTAGGGGCAAAAGCACGTTCTCTTGCTCAACTGCCCGTTAAGATCATGTCTAAGCAAGCTGACGGCACGTTTGTAGACACACAGACAGACCCTAGCGTTCCTGAGCGTGAAAAGAGCCGAGCAGCAAGCGTTCTTAACCTTCTTGCGAATCCTAATAACTTCCAGAGTCAATACGAGTTTTGGTATCAGTTCACGATGTGGCATGAGCTGGCCGGTGAGACTTTCGTATTACTCTGGAGGAAAGACGCACAGGAACCGACGCAGATTCCGCTAGAGATGTACGTTCTTGACTCGACTTTGATCGTGCCGAGGATCTCAGAGACGCGTTATCCCTTCTACACGCTTACAAGTTCATCCTACGGATTTAACAAAGACGAGCCGCTCAAGTATTTTCAGGTGATGCACACGAAGTCTGAGCCGTGGCAAGGCTCTAGTTCGTTTAACCGGTTGCAAGCTGTCGAGTTGGTTTCCTTAGATCAGGATATTGATCTCTACTCCAACTTCATTATGTTGAACGGCGCAAAACCATCTGGCTTGTTCCGCACCGAGCAAGTCATCCCCGACTCAAAGTTCAAAGAGATTGCCAGCAGGCTAAAAGAAGCGTGGACCAACATGCTTAACAGCCAGCCCTCGGATCAGAGCAAGCCGGGGCAGTCTATGTTGTTGGATCAGGGTATGACCTACGAAGCGATCAAGCCTCTTACGCTGCAGGATGTGGATGCTAGAGAGCTTAAGAAACAAACAATGACGCGTATCTGCGGATTGTTTGGTGTACCTCCCGCGATGATCGGAGTCGGCGAGTCTAAGTACAACAACACCCAGACGATGCTGGACGAATTCTATAAGTCAACGATGATGCCGTTCATTACGAACGTTGAGCAGCGGTTAAAATTGTCGTTGTTGAAGGGCTATCCGAATTTACACGTTCAGTTTCAGACACAAGACTTCCTGAAGGGCGCTCCGCTGGATCAAATGAACTATGTCGTTGCAGGAGTCAAGAATGGGATTCTTACGCAGAATGAGGCGCGTGAATATCTGGGACTTAACTCTCTCGATGGTGCTGATGATCTGTTGCTTGCCGCTGGTGGCGATAGCGCTATCCCCGGTAGCTCTCCGCAAGACACTGGCGGTGGTGGAAACCTTAAAGTGGTGGGTAAAACAGGCAGAGCCGGAAATGCTTAAGGAACTGTTAGAGAAACTCAAGGCGGCGGCAGATAAGAGGAAGCCAAAGCCTAAGTTAGTGGATGGAATGGTTAAAAAGGAACCGATCAATGGCTAAGCAAATCACCTTTTTCTACGAGGCTAAGGTCGAATTAGGCCGTAAAGCCGACGAGGCTTCAGGACCCACGGGTGAAATCGAAGCCACTCTTACGACGTGGGGCGCGAGAGAAGGCGCTGACGGTCGTCGGTTCTTTTACACACCCGAGGCTTTCGAGGCGTGGCACGAGATGTGGATGGATGAAGGAAGGCCACTTCCGATGTACTTCCAACACTCTTCCGACATGATGCCTGTCGGCGAATGGTCGAAGTTCGACATTACGCAAGAAGGTATGACCGGCACAGGAAAGATCTTCCTGAACACCACTGCTGGCTCCGATCTGTACACCATCATGAAGGAAAGCCCGCGGATGGTTGGCGGCGTTTCTGTGGGTGCTTACGCAGATGAGTACAGAATGGTGGATGAGAATGGCGAGCCTACAGACGATCCCGATACTTTCTTTCAGATCGTCAAAGGTGGCCTAGCCGAGGTTTCTATCGTGATGCAGCCTAATAACCCAAAGGCTGAGATCAGTAGGCTTGAGTATTGGATGGGCTCAAAACCCAATCCGAGAACGATTGAGAAGGCTTTGCGTGATGCAGGCCTATCTCGCCGGGATGCGACCGCCGCGTCCGGTGTGTTGAAAGCCATTTTGGAACAGCGTGATGCTGTAGGCGATCAACAAACTGCCACTCAGAGTGAGTCTGATGCGGCGGAGTTGCTGAAAGCGCTCGAATACCGCGAGTTGCTGAAAGCTATTTCAACCCGTTAGGAGATTTCAAAATGTTGGAAAAAGTCATTGAAAAACTGGATGCAATCGAAGCATCTAGCGCTGCCAAATTGGCAGAAACCGCTCAGGCCGTCGAAGTAAAAGTTGCTGAGGCTGTCGAGGCTCTTAAAACCGAAACCGAAGCAAAGATTGCCGCATTAGAGGCAAAAGTTGCCGCTCCTTCGATCATCCGTCCTATTCACAAGACCGTCCGTGGCGAAGCAAATCGTCGTTTCAAAGACGTTCTCAAGGAGTACGTGAAGGCCGGTAACAACATCGAGCGCGAAGTCAAGATCTTTGAATCGGTGGATCAATGCGAAGCGTACATCAAGGAAGCCTCGGCTCTTACGGGTTCAGGTTACGACGTTGGTGGCCGTACCGCTTACGATCCGGTGTTCGCTGCAAAGCGTCTCGGAAATCCTTTGATGGATTTGTCGCGCATCGTTGCAACTGACGGCTCGGCTTATCAGTTCCGCGTCAAAACCGGAAATGCAGGTGCTCAGTGGGGCTATACCGTTCAGAACAACGGCACACCTACAACTGAAGCAACGAGCATTTGGCAGGTCATCCTCAAGGACTTGAACGCTCAGTTCCCCATCCGTACCGCGGCACTTGATGACATCGACGGCCTCGAGGCTAACGTTGTTGACGATATGCTGATGGAGTTCCAGCAGGCAATGGCAACCTCGATGATCCAGAACAACGATCAGTCGGGAACCGGAACCTCGGTAACGACGGGC